CCCGCCACGCCCCGCTGTCGACGATCAGCTCCTTCGTGCTGGCCAGCGTCCCGCCCCACGTCCACGCGCACGCCCCGCACCCCACCGTCAACCCAGTCAGCGGCGCCGACCCTCCCGTAAACGTCAACGTAACTGCCGTTACATCACCATCCCCCCCGTTGTTGATCGTCAGCACCTTCGGGCTCGTATCCAGCGTGTACACCGAGGCGCTGCCCAGCACGTGCCCGTCCCCGAGGTAGATCCCGTCCTGCCCGATGTACCAGCTATCACCGTGCAGCGCGCCGTACCACGGCGAGCCCACCTCAAACGTCATGCGGCACTGCTGCCTATTCGTAATCCCGCCCGGTCGGGGCGCATCCAGCTCCACCAGGCGAGCGACGCACCAGTGCGTATCCCCGTTCGCCATCTCCCGGATCAGCCGCCCCCGCCGCCGGCTGCGCCCGCGCAGCGCGGAGAGCGCCGTCTCCAGGGCCGCCAGGCTGCTCTCCGCATAGGTCGCCTTGTAGTTGAGGTCATAGGGCAGGTCGAGGGGTGCGCGGGCGGAACCGTAGATATCGAAATGCCCGCCGCCACCCAGCCGCACCGCCCCCCGCCGGCTCGGCCCCGCGCCCGTCGGCGTGTCCGGGTCATACAGCGGCAGGTTCACCCCGTCGAACAGCTTGAGGATGTAGCTCATCTACGCGCCCCCCAGCGGCGAAGGCTTGCCTTCGCCTGACGTGAGCGCTGGCGCTCACGCAATAATCACCCTTACGTCACGGTGCAGCGTGACGCCCTAGCGGATGCCCAACGCGGCCGCCGCCCGCAGCAGCCCATCTTCGGCCGCCCGCGCCACCGCCCGCGGCTCCCCGCCCGGCGCATGGATCGTCAGATTGACCGTCATGTTGCCCTGGCCGGCCCCGGCCAGCCCCGCCAGCATGCGCGCCGTCTGCCCGGTCGGGTACACCTGGCTCCCCCTCGGCAGATTGATCAGCTCCGGCCCCTGCTCGCCCACCAGCGCCAGCCCGCCCGGATGGAACGCGGTCCCGCTCGCATAGTTGACCGGCCCGATCTCGCCCGGTGCAAAACCGCCCAATCCGCCGGCCGTCGCCGCCCCGTTCGCACCCGTCACCTTCTGCAGCCAATCAAACGCCTTCCGCGCCGCCTCACTGATCCGGTCGAGCGCCCCCTCGATCCACGCAAACGGGTTAGGCAGCGTCACCCCCAGGATCGCCGACAGCGCGTCGATCGCCCCGCCGACAATCCCCTTGATGCCCTCCCACACCGTTTCGATGATGCCCTTGATCTCGTCCCAGAACCCAACCACGTCGCCCCGGATCAGCGCCTGCCCGGCTGCGATCACGCCCTGGATCACGCCTAGGATCGTCTCGATTGCCGTCTTGGCTGCGGTCCAGGCCGCCTCCATAACCGTCCTGATCGCGTCCGAGTTGTTGGTCACGAACGCCGTAATCTCGCCCCACACCGTCTGCACGATCGCAACGATCTCATTAATAATCGGCCCCACCTCCGCCACGATCTGCTGCCACACGCTCGTGATGGTCGACTGGATCAGCGGCCAGTTCGTCGTCACCCAGCTCACCGCCGAGGCGATCGCCGGGATAAGCGTCCCCGTGAACCACTCCGCCACCCCCCGCAGCCCGCTCAGCAGCACCGGCCCCAGCGTCGTCGCCAGCTGGGAAAGCACCGGCAGCAACGCCCCGCCGATCTCCTCTTTGATATTGCCGATCTGGTTTCTGAGGATGTCCACCTGCCCGGCCAGCGTCTGCCCGGCCGCCCGGGCCGATCCGCCAAACTCCTTATTCAGTTCGGCCAGGATCACCTTCTGCGCGCCCATCACGTCCCCGGCCTCGACCATCGCCTTGATCTGGGCCTTCTGCTGCTCCGTAAACGTCACGCCCACCCGCTGCAGCGCGGTCACCCCCCGGATCGGGTCATTCAACGCCTTCCCCAACTGGACCGCGCTGCTCTTCAGGTCCTGCCCGAGCGCCTGGCTCATATCCAGCATTGTCTCGGTCGCGGTGGGGAACACCTCTTCGCCGATGTTCGTAAACGTCAGCAGCATCGACTCGCCCGCGACGATCGCATCATCCTCGAACCGGGTCACCTCCGACAGCGACTGCGCCCATGCGTTCGCCTCGTCTGCCGACACGCCTGCCGCGCCCCCGGTCGACTTGATGACCGCCTCGAGCTGGGCCGTGATCGCCTCCGCCTCCATGGCCGCGTCCAGCGAGTCGCCCAGCAGCGCCGTCACGGCCGCCCCCCCGGCCACGGCCACGCCCGCGCCGATCATCAGCCCTTTGCCCAGGATCCCGCCGACCTTCCCGACCCAGCCCGACGCCTTACGCTCCGCACCGGATAGCCCCTTATCCAGCCCAGAGTCGTCCGTCGTCAGCGCCAGGACCGCCCGGCCGAGATTCTCCTCCCCGGCCATCAGGACCTCGGGTTCAAGGCCGCCCGCAGCTCGTCGGGCGACTTAGACGTATCCATCCCCATCTGCATGACCGTCAGCAGCTCGAACGCCGTCCCGTACAGGCCCAGGACATAATTGCGCTTACCTTCCTTGTCCTTGCCCTTGAGCGCCTTCGTCGCACCCTTCGCCAGGGCGTTGCCGCGCTTGTCCAGCTCCTCGAGCACCAGCACGATCCGCTCGATCTGCTCATCAGTGACGCGATTGACGTTCGCCATCCGCCGCCTCCATCCCCAGGGCCCGCATATAGCCCGCAAACTCGTCCGCCGTCAGCCGCTTCCGCTGCGGCGCTCGCCGCGGCAATTGCGCCTGCCACGCAGCCACGATGTGCTTGCGCGCCTGCGCATCTCCCAGCGGGTTTCCTGCGCCCGCCACCGACACATCGTGCAGCGCCTCTTCTGCCTGGAGCCGTGGATACATCGCCAGGCAGCAGCGCACCCAGCGCAGCGGGACCCGCAGCCACGTCTCAACATCGCCACCGTAAAACCGGATCAGCCGCGGGATCCACTCGCCCCAGTCGAGGGGCTCGCCGTCGCCGTCGGCCGGGTCCCCCCGCTCCACCCGACCAGCCCCGAAAAAGCCCCCACGATTTGCAGCTTCTGCGTGTCATAGAGCTTGCGGAACACCTCATCCGGCAGCTCCGGCATGATCATCCGCACCATCGTGTCGAGCGCATCCGCCATCACTTCGATGTCCGCCTCGGTCAGCGCATCCGGCGCCGTGCCCTGCACCCGGGTCACCGTGCCATACAGCCGCTGCAGCTGCAGCAGCTCGCGAATGCCGAAGTCGTCCGGCCGCATCACATCATAACCACGCTTATCTATCGCGATCTGCGGCCGTTCCAGCGTCGACAGATCCAGTAGAGGCTGAGCCATCACCACCCCCATCGCGCTTACAATGCGGTCGCCGTCTGCGCCCGGTACTGCCCAAACCGCCCCGGATTGTTCGTGTCCTCGAACGCCACGAACTCCACCGGCAGCTCCGTCTTATCCACCTTCTGGTACTGCAGCTCCCGGTCCCCCATCGGCGACACCCGCGCATACTCATACTGCGCGTACGCGTTCATCACCGGCGAGGGCCCGCGCACCAGCAGCGCATACTGGTTCAGGTCCGGCGCCAGGTTGAACAGCTTATAGCCCGCCGTCCCGCTCCCTGCCGCCACCGTCGACACCGACGCATCGTCGAGCAGCTTCGCATACCGCTCCACCGTCAGCTCCACGAACGCCATGCTGATCCGCTCCTGCGCCTCCGCCAGCGAGCCCTTCTGGGGCAACACGCTGTTGCCCTTGAAGTGGATCTCCACCTCGCGCTGGTGCGTCACGCTCACCCCATCGTCATTCGTGCTGCCCAGCGAGATCCAGTTGCCCGCCGGCACAGCGTCAATCGCCGGAAAGCTCTCGCCGACCGGCGCGATCCAGACCTCTGCCACTCCGACCACGATCGCGAATGGCGCAGTGTAGTCAGGCATCTTACCCTCCCGCCTCTTCCGTGCCGGCCGTCACCTGCCAGCTACCCCAGTACAGCGGCCAGTGCGTCTCCGGGTCACGCGTCCCGATCGGCCCCGCCAGCAGCACCGCCCCGTGCAGCAGGCACCGCGCATGCACTCCCCGCGCCAGCGCCTGTAACTCCTCGGCCACCGTCAGCCACAGCGAGCGCGCCTCTTTCAGCGTCGCCCCGTAGCACGTCACATCCACCCGGGGATCCAGGACCGCCGCATTACTCGCCGGCCGGGACCCCGTCGTCGCCCGCAGCACGATCGCCCGCTGCGGCATGCTCGCCGCGTCCGTCGCCGGCAGCTCATCGGGATACACCCGCGTCCCCACCAGCCCGGCCAGCGCCGCCCGGTGCACCAGGTAATCCTGCAAGCCGTCCATCCAGTCAACCGTCACGGTCACCGTCCCAGGCGCGCCCGGATGCGCGCCGCGAGTTTCGGATACTCCTGCAGGGCCGCCGGCCGCAGGAACGGCTGATGCCCGGCCAGCCGGAACGTGATAATCTCCTGCCACAGCGCATAGTTCACGTCCCAACTGCCCCACCGGCCCACCCAGCGGCCCGCCTCTTTCACCGCCTGGCGAAACTGGATGCTCCCCTGCAGGATCCTCGTCTTCACCCGGACCCGGTCCTTCGCCGGCTCGATGCAGCTTGCCGTCGTCTCGTCGATCGCCAGGCGCTGCGCCTCGTCGAGCCGCCGTTTCAGCGCGTCCCCGTGCCAGTCCAAACGGCTCCCGCTCATGTGATCGTCTCCAGCGTCAGCAGCAGGTGATCCGGTTTCCGCACCACGGCCACGATCCCGAACACCCCCGGATGCACGCTGTACCCCCGCCGGTCCACGATCCCGTTGATCCGGTCGCGCTCCGTCACATCCGTCCCCAGCGGCATCACCACCTGGTAGCCGTAGGCCCGGTAGTTCTGCGCGCCCGACTGTTCCCCCCGGCCCATGCTCGGCTGCCAGAAATAGCACGGTTGCGCGGCCAGGTGGGTCGCCCACACCGGCGCCAGCCGGTTGTTGTAGCCGTCCACCGTCTCCGTCGCCCGTTGCACCAGCGCCCGGTGCGTCATCATGTTCCGCAGCATAAGCCGAGTTATCTCCCGGTGGCCGTCAGACCACCCAAAGGCTGCCCTTCGGCGCCAGGCTACGCAGCAGCCGCTCCCGTTCCAGCGTGTAGTCGAGTGCGGTGCTGGCGTAGTCACCCCCGCCGACCGACTCCTGCTTCAGCCCGGTAAACCGTGCCGACAGCGTCGCCAGCTTGATCAGCACGCCCGTCCGCTGCGCGTTGCGGTCCTCCGGCACGTACACCACGGTCACCACGTCGCCCCAGTACGAGGCTCCGTTCGTCCCGCTGCTCAACCGCTCGAGCTGGCCGTGCGGCCACACCCGGTAATCATTGCTGGCCAGCACCGTCGTCGTGTCGCCGACGACTTCCGTCACGCTCGTGATGCTCGCCGGCGTCCGCGCCAGCACCAACCACTCGCCGCCCCCCGGCAGCATCTCCGAGGCCGACGCATGCGCCCCGCAGCGCGCCACGATCTCCGCCTCGTCCGCGTCCAGGATGCGCTGCAGCGCCTCGTCCGACAGGTCCGTCTCGAAGTGCTCGCGGAACTGGTCCACCGTCAGCAGCGTTGCGGTCATCGTCTAACCTCTGTTACCTTACGGCAGCCGGATGATTGCCACCGACAGCCCGGTGACCTCCGACAGCGTGAACCCCTGGAACGTCGCCGTCCCCGGCGTGTTGTAGTGTTCTGGCGGAAACGGCCCGATCATCTTGTCGCCCGTCGAGGCCGGCACCGTCAGCGTGCGATCCGCCACCGCCAGCCCGTCCACCGTCTCCGGGGTGACGATCGTCACCGTGCAATCGCTCGCCCCCGACTTTTTGAAGTGGAGGATCTCCTTGCCCGTGTTGTTGAACTGGAACGTATCGCTCGTGTTCAACAGCGGGCTCGACCCGGCCGCCGTATAGCTCGGCGTGATCCCTGTCCGCGACACCGCCTGCGGCGTCAAAGTCACCACTCCCATCGTCCCCTCCTACTCCACGAACGCCGTCACGGCGAACGTGTGGCTCTGGTTCCCATCTCCCGAGTCCGCAATCGCCCAGCGGGCCCGCAACTGCGGCCCGAACAGCGTCGGCCGCACCGCGGAGGCTGCGGCATCGCTGGTCGCCACCACGATCGCCGTCCCCGGCGTCGAAGCGTCCAGCACCGCATACTCCTTTTTTGAGGCCCCATTGCCTGCCTGCTGTGCGAAGTGGATCGCATTCAGCCAGGTCGCCCCGTCCGGCCCCAACACATCGACATACACGTCGAGCGTGTCGGCGGCATCCGTCGCCGAAGCCGTGATGTCCAGCAACACCACGGCCCTGCGCCAGCCGCCGACGGCCACGCCTGCGCCGCTGGCCCCGGCCGTCCTCGCCGCCGCGGCCGCCAGCGTGTATTTCGATCCTTCAGCGACTGGCATGGCTCCCCCTTACGCCAACGTCACGTTGGTCTTCGACAGCACGTACCAGACGCCCTGGTACGCCACCACCTGGATGTAGTCGCCGATCGCACCGCCGAACGTGCCGATGTCGCTCGCCGCCCCACCGCCGTTGAACCCCGCCCCGCCGTTATTGCTCAGCGTGTGGGCATTTGCAGTTGCCGCGACGAACGTCAGCACGACGCCGTCGTGCGTCGTAGCGGTCGGGTTCACCAGCGTCATAGCAGCCACGCCCGCCTTCGTGATGAAGTACAGGCGCGAGCCGGCCGGCACTGCGATCGCTCCGTCTGCCGTCACCGCCGAGACCGGCAGCTTCGCAAGCACGGAGCCCGCCGTCAGCAGGCCCGTCAGCGTAACGTTGCGCTGCCCCGTCGTGTCGATGTTGGCATCCGTCGTCACGTTCTTCGAGGCGATCGCCGTCCCCAGCGTCACCCCCGCCGCCGCATTCAGCTCGGCCGCCGTCGCCGTAACCGCCGTGCCCGCCCCCGCGCCGATCTTCAGCCCGGAGGCTGCGATCGCCAGCGTGTCGACATTCTTGTCCGCCCCCAGCACGAGCGCTTTCGACGCCACCGCCGTTCCGGCCACCGACCCGTCGATCAGATTGAGCTCGGCCGCCTCGGCCGTCGTCACAACCGTCCCAGTAGCCCACACCGGCGCCAGCGCGGTCCCCGTGTTCGTGTACACGTAGCCGGTGGTGGTGTCCAGGTAGATCTTCCCTTTGCCGTTGCCTCGGCCCGTCGCCGTCACCCCGGCCACGCTTTCCGCCGCCGTGATCGTCACAGCTACGGCGCCTGCGTTTTTGACCGTATTGTCCTCGATCGTCAGCAGCGGGAGCGCCAGCTTCTGCATATTCCCGCCGCCGAACGTCACCGTGTACACCTGCCCCAGCAGGCCCACCGTGCAACCGGCCGCCCCGATCGACGGCAGCGCCACCAGCGCCGCCTCCATGTCCGCGGCCGCCACGTTGAAGGCCAGCAGGCCCGTCCGGTAGCCCTCGAAGCACACCCGGAACGAGCCCGACGCCGGCACATCGCTCAGTGTCAGCGTCTGAACCTCGTCCGTCCCGTTAACTGGAGCGCCGGCGCCCTGCAACACCTCACCCAGTGCCCCCTCGATAATCGGCATCTCAGCCTCCTCCATTCGCCGCCTGGCGAACTAACAGTCGTTACCTTGCGAGCCAAACGGCCCGGAGCGAATGTCCCCCAACACCGGCCCCGGGCCGTGGTGGCCTACTAGATGCCGGTGACCTGGCAGAACGCCGCCGGCCGGTAGACGCAGAACGCCGCCCGCACGCTCGCCCGGATGGCCAGCGTGTACTGGATGAACAGCGAGGCGTGCGAGTCGGTGACTTCCATCTCGATCCCCTGCCGCATGACCAGCTCCCAGAACGCACTGTCGCCGACGAGCGACGTGTTCTCGGTGCAGGCGCTGTCCAGCGTGACGCCGAGGCCCCAGATGCGCGCCGGTCCCGGATCGGCCGGGCTGCCCCAGATGTAGATCCCGTCCGCGGTGCGCAGCAACCGGATGTCCTGCCAGTCGTTCGGATGGAACACCGCGAAGTTCGGGTTTGCCCGCCCGGTCACCATCACGGTAGTCATCGCCTTGTACACCGCGTCCGGCGTCGGGTCCGCGCCCTTCGCCTGCGTGCCCACGCCCGCCATGCCGATGATGCCGGCCAGGTTCGGCGCGACGCCGTTGCCGACCAGCAGCTGCGAGCTGAGCCGCTGGCGCAGCATCAGCGGGATCCGGTTATTGACGTAGCCCTGCGCGTACGGCACGTCCGCCATCTGCTCGGCCGTCACGGGCAGCCACACGGCCACTTGCCGCACGGTCGAGGTGGTCGCCGTCAGAGCGAGGGCCGCCTCGCCCGCGTTGTTCGCGCCCTCGGCCCGCTCGGCCGCGTTGTTCGTGAACGTGGTTTCGACCATGTACACGACGGCCGCCTGGCTCGTCTGCCCCACGGGGATCACGTCCGTGACCGTCGGGATCCGCTGCGCGCTGGGCACATAGCCCGGCATGCGGAGCGACTCAGGCGCCCAGCCGGCCGCCGTGGTCATCAGTGTCTTGAAGTCCACATCGTCCATCTGCGCGGTCGGGCCGCGCCCGCCGGTCCAGCCCTTGAACGCCACCGACTCCACGAACAGCTCGCCGAGGCTCTTGGCCTGCCGCTCCGGCTTCGGTCCGCCCGCCGGGTGCTGCAGCCCGCCCGCCGGCTTGTCGAGGCTCTCGCCCCGCGCCTTGGTTGCGATCGCCGCCTGCTCGACTGCCGCGAGGTTATCCACCTCCACGCCCAGCTCGGTCAGCTCCTGATTCAGCCGCTTCACCTCGGCCGCCTTGGCCGCCGTCCCGGCAAAGCCCTTGAGCTGCTCGACCTTATTCAGGTCCAGCTCCGGGCCCGCCGCCTCAAAGATCGCTGCGAGCGCCTTCTGCCGCGTCCGCAGTTCCTCACGTCGCTCTACCAGAGTAGCCATCGTCTCCCCCTACTGCGCGCCCGCCAGGCGCGCCTGAATCTGCTGAAACTCCACATACAGCCGCAGCACGTCCGCACTCTTCTCTGGTGCCGTGCTGGCGAGGAGCTCGTCAATATCCGTCTCCACCGCCCGCAGGGCCTCAAGCAAGTTGCCCAGACGCTTGCGATTCGCCTCACTGAGCACCCGCCCCTCTTTCGCCCGCAGATCGGCCAGCGATCGCGAACGCCCGACCAGGTCGCGCACGGCAGCCAGCACCGCGTCGCCCTGCTCGGCATAGGGCATCGTCCCCTTGATCCCCAGCGTGTACGTTCCCACGCCGGCGCCCACCAGCACGGGCGAAACCTCAAACACCTCCGCCCGCTTGATCACCCGGATCCACTGGTCGCCCCGCTGCTCGTACCCGGCCTCCACGACCCGGAACCCCCAGGACCACTCCTGCAGCGTCCCCATCGCCTTGACCGTCTTGTAAGCCTCCAGGCCCGCCTCGGTCTCCAGGAAGAACTCGCCGTCGAAGACGGCCTGCTTCTCCTGCACCAGGATGACGCCCTTGCCGATCGGCATCTCCCAGCGGTGCGACCAGGTCATCGGCACGGCCTGGCCGTTCGTCAGCGCGGTGGCCAGCACGATATCGTTGTCCGAGTCCACCACGTCAAAGGTCGAAAACACAGCCGACACGCGGCCCGGTTCCCCGTCGGCCTTCAACGTCAGCGGCGCCCGCAACGTCTTCGTGTTCATGTCCACCCCCCCGATAATCGTCATTACCTTGCGGTCAGCTCGTGGCCCGTACAATGCCGCTGCTGATCCGCGCCTTACCGCTCCACACATGCACCGTCGAGCTGCCCACCTTCGCCTTGACCTCAGCGAGGAGGTTCTTGTTGGCGTAGGCTGCGAGCAGCCCCGTCGCCACCTCGTCGAGCCCGGCCGTAATCGTCCAGGCGCCCGCACTCCCCGAGACGACCAGCGTCCCGTGGGCCGTCGTCCCATAGGCCGCCCCGGCCAGCACCGTCAGCCCGGCCGCCGCCTCGATCAGCACCACCGCCGCCGCGTCCAGGTCCGTGTCCCGCTCCTTCAGCGCCAACCACACCTTCGTCGCCGTATTCAGCGCGGCCGCCGAGGTCGAATTGACCGACTGGGCGAACGTGTGGAACGACCGCAGCGCCAGGCCGCCCGTGGCCACCGTCTCCGCCTCCGTCGCCGACAGCGCCACCGTCGCATTCACCGTCACGCCCGCTGCGGCCGCAGCGGCCGCCACGTCGTCGATCGCATCGCTCGTCAAATCCATCGCATCGCCCGGCTGCGCCAGCCCGGCCAGTTGCGTGTCCAGGTTCGCGCTCGCCAGCCCCACCGCCGTCCGCACACCCGCCGCACTCAGCGGCGCCGTATAGCCCGCCGTAGCGAGCCGGCTGCTTACTAGCGCATCGAGATAGGCCAGCTGCGTCGCGTAGGCGCCAGCGAAGGGCCCGATCCAGCCATGCACCTGCTGCTGATCGACACTGCTATCTGCCGTCACCGCGCACCATTTGTAGTCATGCGTCTCCGGCGTTGCGGAGGCTAACCGATACTCGTACAGGCCCAACCCAACTTCAGTCATGTTTTGCGCGTTGACGACCGTCGTCCGCGTCCCGGTGCTGCGCTCCGTGGCATAGCACGTCACGGTTGGCGTCAAGCCCGTCTTGCCGATCTTCGACGCCGTAAACGCGGCACTCAGGATAATGTCCATCAGCCGATGCCCTTCGCGGCCTTATCCGCCGCGATATAGGCAGCTTCCAAAGCGGCAATCTCCAACTGCGCTTCCTGACTGCGCTGTTGCTCCGCAACTTGCGCGCGTTCGTACGCCGCCCGCGCATCTTCGACGACAATGAGCGCCGCGCTGCGTTGCAGGATGGCGGCCATCTCGTCGGCAGTCAACCCGTCAATCAGTTTCGCGAACTCGTCTAGTGTCATCTATACCCTCCTGTGCTGTTAAAATAACCTGCATTACATCACGATTGGCCTAAAGCAAGCCCGCGGCGATCACCTGCGTTCGCACGTCTAAATACTCTTGCCATGTCAACGGGCGATTCCACATTGCAAAGCAGGTAATATCACCGCGAAAATAGTTCGAGTTGACTCCCACAATACTTCGCGTATTGTTATCGGACATCGCACCAAACAGCATCGGCACATTTATGGTATTTGCAAAGCCGGAGCCGGTTGTAAATTGATTACCATTGATGGCATTAAATGATGTGCCAGATAAGCACAAATCACCATTTTCACAAGCAGTCCCAACAATGGCTGCTGTACCATTGCCAAAGACAGCCGTTGTAGAATTTACATTGTAAATATAATAACGATTGCCACCTGCATACCTGCACCCAAACGGCCGCGATTGACCAAAAGAGACACCGGGTGCATTTTTTACCACTATAAATGTGGACCAATGCGACATTGGGAAAAATGTTGATGGAAAACAGAGATAGCGGCTACTATCTGGCCAATGCCAGCCAATCTCGGCTGACCATTCAACATGTTGAGCAATTGGTAAAACTTCGTCTATTCCATATTGGCTAAAAACCCAACGATACGAGACGTGCCTGCCATTTCCGGTCAGGTCAAGATAAGAAGCCTCTTCGCTCACCGCGCCTTTTGGCTGGAAGACGGTCAGTGCGTCATCCGCCAATAGTGTAGTAGTCACCCACCACCGTACCGCCGCCGCCGCCCCCGCGCCCTGCGCCAGCCCCAGACCGAGCCGTGCGCCAGCTAACCCGATGCCTATACCCGGCATGTCACCACCTGATAACTACCCTTATCTCGCCATCATTAGATTCCCACGCCGGAGCCTCTCGGCTGCCCGCCCCACCTGAGTAATGATGGCAACTCATTCGACCGTCTTGCGCACCACGGGGCCAAACGACCGCACACACCGCGGATGCGCCAGCGGATACATATCCGCCTCCTCAAAGCTCACGATCATCCCGTCCGCCTTCTCCCCATCGTCATGCCCCGTCCACCCGCAATCATCCCCGTCCCACACCTTCAGACTCTCCACCACCTCGCTCGCCCGGTACGCCTCTATGCTCGCCCGGTTCTGCGCCGTCTTAGTTTCCGTCCGGGCGATCGTCTCAGCTCGATACATCCGGGCCGCCCGGTCCCCCGCCCGGCTCGCCGCCTCCTCACCCCAGCCGCGTGCCTGCGCCCGCTCATATGCCTCCCGGTAAACACCAGGATACATACCGCGCCCCTCGACCATCCCTCGGATCCGCCGAGCCAAAGCGTCAGCGCCATCGCCTGCGGCCCTCCCCTCGGCCAGGGCATCCATCACCGCCTGGCGCACCTGCCCGTCAATATCCGCCAGCCCCTTGCGCGTCGCCCAGCCCCGGATAATCTCCCGCGCCCGGGGGTCCGGCAGGTTCACCCCCACGGGCACGTCCAGGTGGCTCTCGATCACCCCGATCGTCGTGTCGAGGATCTGCCGGAACGACGACTCATACAGCTTCTGGAACTCCGTCGTCACATTCTTCGGCAGCTCCACCTGCACCAGCTCGCCGCCCTCCCACGTCTCCCGGATGATCTCCCAGTCATCGCTCGGCGCCTTCACCTCGCCGGCCGGGCCTGCTTTGTTCGGATCATCCACCCGCACGCGCACGCGCGCCCCGAGCGCCTCAAACGCCTCGTCGAGCTCGCCTGCCATAGCGGCCGTCAGCCTGGCCGCCGACCGATCGAGCGCCCGCACGATGGAGGGCGTCCGGCGCTTCGTTTCAGTGGCGTTGTAAGCCGACTTATCCCCCGATTCCCCGGCAATTCCGACCGCATTTACCGCTGGTGCCATCGTAGGGGCCGGTTCCGGCTCTTTTGCGTCCGGTCCCACCTCCGTCGCCCCCGCCGGCTCCAAATACAGCTCATCACCCGGCTCCGGCTGCTCCCCGATCATCTCCTTCGCCCGGCTCCGCATGATCAGGCCGCCCCCGAACGCCGCGGTCACCCGCGTCCACTTCGCGTTCTCATCCTCCTGGAGCACCCGGACGTTCCGCAAATCGAACCCCACCCGGAACCCGTCCACGTTGCGCTCGAAGTCACGCAGCAGTTGGTTGCCCAGGTCCGCCCCGATCAGGCGCTGGGTCGGGATGATGTAGCTCTCGTAAGCCGCCTCCCGCGCCTCCTTCATGTTCGCGAAGGTACTGCGGTCCAGCCCCGCGCCCAGGCCCACCACCACGGCCGGGATCCCGAGCTGCGCCGTGATCCGCTCCTCCGGGATCTTCCGCAGATCGCGCATGTTCATCTGCTGCGGCGACCACGACAACATCGACACCCGCGTCCGGGCCGGCACGATCATCGGCTCGCCCCGGTTATCCCCCCCGAACTTGCTCTTGAAATCCTGCTTCACGGCCTTCGCATCGTCCGACGTGATCGTGTCCCCCTCGCCCTCCGGCGAGATGATCACCCCCGGCACGCCCATGTTCTTCAGCAGGCTCGCCGTAAAGTTCGCTCCTTCGTCGTCGGTGAAGATCTCCCTGGCCAGCGCCTTGATCGGGCTCAACCCCTTGCGCGGGTTCTCGGGGTCGGGCATATCCCGGAAATGGACCACGTCCTCCACGGCGATCGCCTCGGTCTGCCCGTTAACCGTGTAGTCGTAGTGGCTGATAAACACCGTCGGATCGTCCGCCGGGTAGGCCGGCGTCATCGTCCACGACGGCGCCCACCACAGTTGCACCGGCCCCCGCAGCCCGTTCCGCCGCTTGATCCAGTACCCATTGCCGTCCGCCACCAGGTCGGCCAGCGTCGCCCGCCACAGCAGCTCGCCCGAGTAATACGGGTTCGGCCTCGCCACCAGCCGCGTCAAACCGTGCCCCGCGACCGCCTTCTCCGTGCCGTCGGCTGCCTTCGCCCACACCTCCACCGGCGCCTCCGGGAACGTCCGGGCCACCCAGCGCACCACGGCCTCGACCGCGCTGTTGCCGCGTCCGTTGCCCACCTGCCCCGCGTAGTCATAGCGCGTCCGGCCGAGCGTGATCAGGCTCCACGACAGCCCCGTCGGGAAGTTGATCGTCAACCCCTTCAGCACCCGTGCCAGTCGCTCTTTTACGGTCATAGCGGAGTAAATCCCCTCTTACGTGCCACCTTGTTGAAGGCCCCGGCCGCCGCATCCACCTGGTCGTCATGGCTGCCCGTCGGGAACCCACACAGCTCCTCGATAAACGGCCCGTTCCAGTCCCCATGCACCAGTTTCACATTCCCGGCTTCAAGCTGCGCGGCCAGCGGCGCCGCCCTCACCCATTTATCGCCCGTCACCGGCTCCTTATGCACCACGTACCCGGCCAGCTGGCGCACGCTCAGCTCCGCCGATTCCTTGCCGCCCGACCCCGGCTCCTGTT